GGCTTGTCTCAAGCACGAAACTTTATTGCTGAGTATTTCCCCATTGGAAAGAAAATTGTCTACTTTGATGATGATGTAAAAGGGTTTATTGAATTTGATGAGACAAAACCTCGTCATGAAAAACCATTGGTTTCGTTAGAAAAAGTAATCCAACGAGGGTTTGCGGAGTGCGTCAAGCATGGCTGTCGTTTCTGGGGTGCCTATCCGTCTGCGAATGGATTCTTTATGAAAGACACCGTAAGCACAGATTTGAAATTTATCCAAGGATGTTTCTTTGGTATTTTCAATCCTGGAAGCAAAGAACTTCATTTGCCAGGCAATGGTGAGAAGGAAGATTACTATCGCACACTACGCATGTATCAACTAGATGGGTGCGTTGTGCGGTTGAATTATGTGGCCCCTAAGACATCCGTCTATGGCACTCCTGGAGGGCTCCAAGCCAATCCTGATAGAGCGAAACGAGAAAAAGAGATGGTCGAGTTATTGATGAAAGAATTTCCTGACTGGGTTCAGCTCAATCCTAGACGAAAATCTGGATTTATGGAAATCAGGATTAAAGATACACGAAAACAAAAGAAAGACGATTAGAGAGCATATTTGAGTCCTCCCATACCACCTGCCACTTCAAACCAGTTGAGATTCTCCACATAAATTGTCAAGTCATACACGTAATTCGTATTCGTTGGCAACGCATAGAAATCCACTTCTACCTGGAAGTTCTTTACACGGGATGTATTAAGAGAGCCTGAGGGTTGTGTATCAGGAGAATGAAGTGTGAAATTGTAAACAGGAATTTTAGTTCCAGGACGACCATTGAGAGTCTTCCAAGGAATAATTTTCGTGAAGAAATCAATTGGTTTTTCTTCTTGAATTTCATTGCCATCACAAATCACACGCAAACTCCGTAAAATTCCTTCTTGTCCAGTTGGAATTAAGAGACCACTGGAATTGGCCTTTGTATTCAAGGGTGTTAATCCAGGAGTAGGAGCAAAGGGTGGTGTCGGATAATTCCACCAATTGCTAAAATTCGCAACATCATTGCGATACTGAAGACTATCTGAACGCCGCTGAATAAATATCATACGTGTCACAGGGTTGTGGGTGTAGAGGTCAAGAATTTGACGTGTGTAAAGTCCAGGGAACGGATAGGGTGTAATTTGCTGCATCAGGTAAGACAAGGGCTGGGTCGCAAAAATCTTTCGTTCTTGCTCAGGCAAATAAACATACGTACATTGAATTCTAGGATTCAAGAACCATTGATTTAAAGCAGGGATAGACGCACCCACGTCTGTCGCAAAGTATCTCCATTCTGCCTGTTGTTCATTGGAGGAAACATATTCAGGTTGATTTAATTGGATTTCCTCTGTGGAAGCTGCCATTTGATACAGAGGACTGACGCGATACCCTGACACATCTAGCACTGTATAGAGGTTTTCAATAGAGTTGAGAGTAATCTGAACTTCACAGTCATGATATTGGAGGCCAATAAGAGGTAGGGCGAGGCTAGACGCATCTGAAAACCAAAATCCAAGGGGGACACTAATCTCTTGTCCAAAAATAGAAGGACGATTTGTTTGCGCACCCAATGGAAGAGTTGCGTTCTGAAAGACACTCGGATATCCTACCTGATTTGTGCCGCCCGCAAAGACACCCTCTGCGGGATTGGTTAATTCATTGGTATCTCCCACAAGTGTTCTCCATTTTTCAAAACTCGTGTTATCAAAATCCAACATGGCTCTTGCCATTAAATAGGTTCCATCCACTTCTTGGATTTTCTGCCCGCCGACATAAAATCCTGCTCTCTGAATGATAGATGCGCCAAGAAATCGGACCCACTGATATTGATATTGGGCTGTGCGTTGGTCAGGTGTGACATATTTACTGTAGATATCGGGTATTCGGAATGTAAAATAGATGTCTGAAAGCAAATCACCCACACGTTGAATTTTCACTCGGAGTTGAATGGGTTGCGAATAAAAAAGCTCATTTGGACCTTCTAGCGCTGTCGTAACATTTTCTTGACTAAAGTGTGTGTATTTTCGATAACTTTTATACCAGAATGTCATGTCAGGATTCCCAGACAATAAGACATTTTGAGCGCCGTAGGCGACAAGACTTAACAGGCCTCCACCAGTCATATCTAATCTGAAGTATAGAATGCTTGTTCTTTAAAATCCCTAACGCCCTAGCAAATGATGACATAGGGCTCAGGATTTTCTACTGTCCAAGTATCTTCCTCGATTCTATTAATATTGACTTTGCTGACGTCAATACCAAGGGTTTTGATTTCCCAGAGAAAGATTCTTTTAGAATGTATCATTGCGAGAATTGTATCCTCAACTGACGGTTCGTCTCTTAGTTCAACAGGGATTCCAAAGAGACAGGCTCCCTTGTCAATATACTGAAAGATAATCTTACTCCCTTTGTCCTTCAGATATTTCTGAACGGGTTCTGTTGAATAGAAGGTCTTCACAAAATTATCAGGAAGCTTGAGAAGACGCAATGACTCTTCAATAGGAATGACAAATCCGACATACATCATTTTCGTGTGACACTCACATGAAAATGAAGGGTTTCAATTTTTATGAAGTTACTCCTGGAGTTGATAGCTGGTGGTCCAGTAGGTATCCACGAGGTAGGGAGGCTTGTCCATCTGCGCTGACATTGTCTTCTTGCTTACGCCCAAATCCATCAAGCTCTGGATTTCCGTGAAGGACGCAGCATAGGCAAGATAAGTGAGATTGCTCATGTTTCCACGGAACGCACCTTCAAATCGTAAATCATTGCCTGAGCCAAGAGAGGCAACTTGCGATCCCAAGATCATTTTCTTAAGAGGGCTGAAGCAAACTAGATTCTGGAAATTCTGGTAGGGAAGTGTTCCTTCAAACGGCAACTTCTTGCGAAGATTTCCATTGATGTAAATCTCCAAGGAGTTCTTGCGACATAAGAGAACACAATGGAACCATTTTCTCACAGGGATGTTCTCCACATCCATATAGGTGTAAGCATTGCGATAGGTATTCATGACAACACGGAGCGTATTGTTATTTCCTTTCACAAAGACACCAGGACCCATGAGAGGCCAAGGGTTGGTATATCCCTTGTGCATCACGTGGAATAACACATCTTCTCCGTTGAATGTGCTAGGATGGATGAGCAAATAGAAGCTATAGGTGAACTCAATACCTGTGCGTTCATTGTCAGACAATGGGATTTGCTTTGCGTCTTTATAGGTTGTTCTATTTTGCTGGAATGTAAGCATTTTATCTTCTGCCGTAACAGTCAATGGCATGAGCTGAACAAATCTACCTCCAATTCGCTTGTAACTTACGATGAGAAACTCAATAGATATAAAGAGGAAGAACAACAATGACAGGATTACAAGCACAAGCAAGACTTGTTGGAAAAATCCTTTACCAAAGAGGATTCCTAGTGGTCCTGCGGATAAGGATGAACCTGCGTTTGTATTGGACGGCATCTACTACCTTTCTACTGTTTTTTAGAAAGTAACTGTTGATTTAGGATAAGTTAAACCAACCGTGGGGTATTGGTAAGTGACTTCACCCTTCACATTGAACATACCACCTAACCAGCCTAGGAATCCTGTCGCAGCGATGTCAGCCGGTCCATTCATGTAAATTCTATACATCTGCTCGGGATTCAATGCAACACTGTGAACATAGAGATTGCTCAAGAAACCATTAAAGCCTCCGTATTGGAGAAGTTTCATGTTTACACCATTCGCATCAACCGTATAGAAGGAAGGGAGAACACACGAGCGTGCTAACTTGCCGTCCAAATATACATCTACAGTGCGGCCATTCAATACAATACCAAAGCAGACCCATCTCTGGAGCTCCACCTCGGGGAGGTCACACATAGGCATGGTATCGTTCAAGAGCTGGCCGGAAGGCACTTGGGTCGGCTGGAAAATAGAATTCACATTTGTCTTGGTGAGCGTCTGAGTGCCTGACGCATTTGTATTTACACGAACCATGAGTTTGTTGTTATAAGGTCCCAATCCTACAACCAATGTTGAGAGAGGGTTGCCTGTTGTTGAGTTGGGGGCCAATTCAAGCACGTGCTTCGCTTTGCCAACAGTATCCTTGTATGCCGTGATGTATGTCCAGAAGGTGATTGAGTATTCGCCACCCTCGTAGACTGGAAGAATCTCATAGGTCTTGGGAGAGGTAGCCGGATTTGCGGGAATTGCTGTGGTCAGAATTGCCTGGCTTATCTTTCCCTGCTCTTCAAAGAAATACTTGTAAACATAATACAAAAAGACAATTCCAATGATAACCACTGCTATAGACGTGATGGACTGTGTGAGCCCACCCGAGGCCGGGACGGCATTACGAACTCCCTTCATAGCGTTATTCACGGCTTCCATGTCGTTTCTGATGGTAGAAAGGTTTTTTTAATAGGCACTAGGCATATTGAGTTTGCCAATCTAGAAGAGGAGACGTAGGTCTCATTTTGGGTCCTGTTATACATCCCCCTCCCTTACAATTAGGCAAATAGTCAAAGAGATTGGTTGGGTCACTTATAAAGGGTTGGCCTGTTGTATCCGCTTTCGCTTTGTAATTCGCAAGCACATCCGCCTGACTGAGTTTCTGAGGGAATGTTTGAACAAACGCAATCTTTCCTGTCAGATTCGGGTCACCCGCTGTAATCGGACCAAAGCCTGCCCGTATATCCACAACATTTTGTGTGCGCTTGGACATGACAATCTTCCCATTGTAATAGATGTCAAAGCGACGACCTTCTCTCGCGATTGTAACGAACGTCCATTTCTGAAACGGAATCTCGGGAAGAGGAATTGTTTCCTCAAAGACTGTTTGAACTCTCGGCACGTCAGCTTTATCACACATTTGGAATCTTGATAAATAACCACGTAGACCATCGTTTGAAATAGCATCAAGACTACCAACCAAGCATAATCTACGTGAGTCATTAGAAGGTGTCACATCAGGACAATTACCATTTTCTAATGGCCTATCGCAGCATGCTTTGATTCCAGCAAAATCAGGAGAAACTTGGAGTTCAGTTCCTGGAAATGGGCAACCTGACAGTATAGGGGCTGCCATGCCCACAGTTCTTATAACAAGTTGCGCAGAAGCCGCATTGGGTCTCCCTGCGTCGGGAGAGGCCAATAATTCTACACGTATCACGTTGCTAATATTTACAACATTCACGTAGCCTGAGTGAACACACTTTGAACAATCATTGCCTAGACACTTACACAAGTTGTATTGACCCGTAGAGCATTCAGGCTCTCCAGGATTTGCGGACCCCGTGGGATTACACAAGACCATTGTGCCAGTCTTTTGTGCTTGAAGCGGATAGACGAAGGCTTGAAGAGTGCCTGTATTTGCGGCATTCAGAAGCTGACGTGTGACCGTGGAGTCAGCCACTTCAGGACGTTTCTGAAGCATGAAAGGGCCTTTGGATTCATCCACCTTTTGCTCCGTCAGCCTTTTAAACATAAAATAAAACACTATAAATGCCATAAGAAGCGCAAATGTGCCCCACATTCTACTGAAGAGTATGGATTTGGATTGCGGATAGTCACTCTCCGTAATTCAAATCAGTTATATGAAACGAGTTATCTTGTACACGCCGTAGCCATTTCATCAGGACTATAGAGTTTCTTATCTGTCAAAGGAGGTCCAGAATTTGCGATTTCAGCGGAGGTTAAGGGTCTGTCCCAATACTTCAAATTCATGACACGAACTGAAGCACGATACGCATCCGGTGAGCTAAAAAAGTAAGCATTGGATCCACGAGGAGTGAATCGGAAGGTTCGCGTTCCTTGGAGTTTTCCGTTGAAATAGACCTCAAGAACCTGAGCCATGAAAACAACCGTCACGCGAATCACTTCTTTAATCGGCACATTCAGCATAGTGGGCGTTGACTCAAAGACATAATCGCCATTTCGTTTGACTGTAACAGCTGTGACAACCAAGTCATTTGTATTAGGACTCAAATACATGAACAAGTTCGATTCAGGGTAATCAACAAACAAATCTTCTGC